TCCCCCTTTTGTGTTAAATACGTGTTAAAACTTAAAGTTTCGCTTGCAATATTAAATTAAGTCCTTATATTTGCAGTGTCAAAAGGAAACAAATTACTAACAATTAAAACCAAAAGTTATGGAAATTATAGAATTTAAAAAAGGTGAGAATAAAGGAGCTATTTTTATACACGGAGAAAAGAAATATAGCGCATGTACAGCTGTGGAAAGTAGCAAGTTGTTTAAAACATTAAAGGGAGCTATGTCTTGGCTCAATAGTAGAGGATATAAAGAAGTATAACAAGTGGGGGGGGTAATACCCCACATAAAAATTAAAAATATGACTACTTACATTTATAAAGGACAAAAGATAAGCCACTCCAAAATATTATCCCTATTGCGTAGTGCAGGCATTTACGGAGGAAACAAACTATCATATTATGAAGCCTTAGTTAAAGCAGCCGAAAACGGCAACGAAAGAGCTGTATATATTTTGAGGGACTTAAAAGCGATATAATAACCGTGGTAAACCACACAAATTTTAAAGGTATGTTTAACAAAGAAAGAATTGAGAATTTAGAAAAGAGAGTTAATGAACTGGAAAGAAAAGAAGGTTTTTCAAAAATTTCGGAAGATGTATCTAAAAGGCTGATACATGCTTTAATTGACTCTAACAACGAAGTAGTAAAAAGAGCATGTGTAAAGCATATCTGTGCATGAGGGAAAGAACGTTAGATTGTTTAGTGTTCAAGAAAGTAAAGTAGAAATTCAAACGAAATGTTACAGAGTTTTAAAAGTTAAAGTATTAATTTAAACGTGTTGACTTGAAAGAAGAAGTTGTTTTAATGATCTCTGAGCTAAGATCGCAAATTGATGATACAATTAGTCGTGTTGAGAAAGAAAGTGCAGCAGAGAACAAAGAAATCATGTCTACGTTAGATAACTGCGAATACATTCTGTTAGGTTCTTGCATTATCTTCCCGCAGCATTTTTTAGACTGGTGTTTATCCTGTGGCTTTTTGTCTATCGCCACAGAGGAACGTCCTCTTTTCGGAGGTACTTCTATAATTTCAAGGTATGTGCCAAGAACAGACCTTATCCGGATGAAGGGAAGCGATATAACCGTTCATCCTTCATTGATGTACGTCTACTTAAAGAGAGGTGAAAATTAATAATACAAAGAAATGGGAGGAATACCGCAAAGATGTGAGTAACTCCGAAAAGGTGGGCGAATATATTGCAGATATGATAGATCACAATGAAAGAGAGAAACTAAAAATGCTTTTATATATTTGCGAGAAAAGCAAGAATAGCAGCTACGATCTGCCTATCGACTGCAAAATATATCTTCCTTTGGTTCATTTATTGTTTCCGCCTCAAAGACTTGATTTCATGATATGGGCTGAAAAGATGGGGTTTATTCGGTGTGAGGATGATAAGGTTATCATTATTTCGTCTATGATTAAAAGGAGGTTTCTATCTGGCTCTCTTAAAGTTATGCCGGAAATCGTGGAAGCGTTCGTTTTATACAGAAAGCATGTAGGTTAGGAGTCTTTTAGAGTCCTTTTCTTATTTATAAACATTTCGTTTTTATCTGCCATCGGAGCGTTCGAGACTAACGTTTTAATAATCAATATCTTTGCAAAATTGCTTTTTATTCATACTTTTGTACAAACTAATATTTGAATTATGGAGATTTATAATTATTTTCTTTCCTGCGTGCTACTTGTTTCGTTTGTAGCGGCATTTTGTGTTAACTTTGCCCGAAAGACGGGTGTAATTGAACGGATGTCAGTGTATGGTGATGCTTGGTTATCTAAGGTGTTCTGGTGGTATGGTGATAGATCACTGATTAACGAGCTAACCAACTGCAATTTCTGCCTATCGTTTTGGGCGTGTGTTATTTGTTCGGTGATTGTGTCGATCGGAACGCTAAACCCCGTTTTCATCATTACACCGATCTTTGCAACACCTATTTGTAGAATTTTAATTTAATGATTATGGAGATTAGAAATTATGTATCAACTATCCCGCCTTTCGAGATCGTGAGTGCGGTTAAGTTTAACGGTGATGTTCACGAATTATCGCAGATATTGCCATGTTTTGAACTACTTTCCGCAATGGATGGCGTAATGATGGCACGAATAAACGGCAACGCTTTTCGGGTGTTTGATAACGACTATATCGTTCTTGGCGAAAATGTTACTTACTCAGTCGATGAAGAAACGTTTGCCATATTATACGAGCAGGCAGATAAGGAGGTGACGAATGAACACGATTAAGGTAGGGAATCACACGGTAACGGTATACGAAGGCATTGATGAAATGCCTATCGTCCGTTATCAGAAGTTTAACCGTCTTATGCTGATTGAGTCGGGTGTTGGAAGCACTATCGAGGAACTCGACACGCATTTACAACGTGCTATTGTCTATTGCAGGACACAGCCGGAACACACGTATAACGAGCTAATGAATCTAAGGCAGTGTTTTAATATGGCAGCGAATGGCGTACATCCCGGAATGATGGCTTTTGCCGCCTTCGTTAAGTCGGTCGATGGCGTGGAATATCCGGTTAACGCATCCGACTCCGATCTAAAGGCGATATTTGACAGCCTCAGCGATGCAACTATTAACGAACTTTCTGAGCCGTTTCAGAAGGTCAAAAAAAAAATAGAGGCGGAAGTATCGGTATACTTCCCACGGATGGCGGACGATCCTCTGATCAAAGAGTATTACGATATTAAACTATCGCTGATAAAGGCAAAGTTAGACAAACTTGTGAACAACGTAGATAACAGTGAGGCGGTGAAGGAAATAGAAGATAAGTTGCTAACCTTCTTCCCGCCTCGAATATTCTACGGGACTGATTCGGTAGAGATAAAGACGGATAAGGAGTTTCAAGAAATGTGCTTGGTGATTACGCAGAACATGCACATAAACGCACGTGAAATGTCGGTGTCTGAGTTTTACACCGCTTTCGATATGATAAAGAGGCAGTCAAAAAGAAGTAAGAACAAATAAATTTAAATCAAATGGCGAACGAAGTAAAGGGAATAAAGTATAGCGATCTTATACAGCCGGACAGCAGTATAAAGGACGCTATTACGCAGTTGGAAGGACTGCAAAAGATATATGACGCTATGTTAAAGCGCATAGAGGAAAGCGCAAAGGGGCTGCAAAAGCCTATTTCCGAGGGCGGTGGCGCAACGGAGGAAGGGCGCAAAAAGATAGATGTCTACGAAAAACAAGTGCGATCGTTGGCGAACGCTGAGGTACAATTGAAACTGGCATTGACCGACACAGCGCAGGAAATTGCAGTATTGAAGAAGCAGACAGCCGATCAAAACTATCTGAACAAACTGCAAGCGAAGTTAGCCAATAGCATGGCCGGAAGCTATAACGCATTGTCAGCACAATACGAGCTAAACAAAATAAAGATGAACAATCTCTCTCAGGCTTATTTGGATAATACGGAGGCAGGGAAGAAGCTTGTTAAAGAGACTGCTGAGATTTACGCTGCGATGGATAAGTATCAAAAGAGCACGGGAAAGCACACGTTAAGCGTAGGTAACTACAAACAGGCGTTCGATGGTTTGGGCTTCTCTGTGTCACAGGTGGCACGTGAACTTCCTTCTTTGGCGATCAGCGCAAACACGTTCTTCCTTGCTATTTCTAATAACATCCCGATGGTTATAGACGAAATACAGAAGCTGCGTGCAGCAAACGAGGCAGCAGCGAAAGCAGGGGAGGCACAGGTAAGTATAACCGGGAAACTGGTTAAATCTCTGTTCTCTTTTAATACCGTGATGGTATTGATATTGACAGCCTTCTCTATTTGGGGTAAGGATATAACCAACTGGATAGGTAGCCTATTCACAGGGAAGAAGCGTGTTGAAAATTTAACAAGCAGCCTTAAACATATGGCGGATGCCATGCAAAACGCACGTCTTGAAACTGCAAAGGAAACCGTAAAACTTAATGTTCTGTACAAAACGGCTACAAACAATTCTAAATCTACGGCTGAGCGCACCAAAGCGGTAAAGGCGTTAAAGAAGGAATATCCGGAGTATTTCAAGAATCTTACCGATGAAGAAATTAAATTAGGGAAAGCGTCTAAAGCATATAAAGAGGCTACAAAAGCCATAACAGAAAATGCAAAAGCACGTGCGGCACTGGATAAGATAACGGAACTACAAAAAGAATTTATTGATTTGGATCAAAAGCGAATAGGGGCGTTAACTAAACAGGTGCAAGCACAGGGGGAGTTAGCTAAAGCCGAAAAGTACACCGCAAAGGTTTCATCTACCATAACGGCAACATCCAATCAAGCAGCGAGCCAGTATTACGCAGCCACCGCAAGCAATGTTAACAAGTTAAGGGATAATATTAAAGAATATGGAGAAGAAGCGGAAAACCTTGCAAGAAGGCAGACGGTTCTATCTAAATCAATGGAGAATCTAACTAAACTTGTTAACGTAGATTCGCTAACCGGAGGAAAGGGGGATACTAAAGAACAGAAAGAAAAGTACGACTTGACAAAGAAGTATGAAGAAAGCCGTATCGCCCTTATCATTGATGCTAGAGTAAAGGAGGAAAACGAGATAAGAGAGGCGGCAAGAAAGGAGTTGAGCGAGCTAAAGAAAAAGACTACCGAACAGCAGAGAGCAACTCAGATGTACGCTGACACCGTGTACAATATCGAAGCAAAATTGCGTAGAGACTTGGAAAAGATGCGGGAAAGGTGGGCTATTGATGATTTGCAGAAAACACATGACTTACTTAGCGAACGTTTGAACGCTGTTAGACGTGGAACGGGTGAGGAACTTATCATCCAAACGCAACTACTCGAAAACGAGCGCAAACAGGACGAATTGCGTATCAAACAGTCGACCGATACAGAGAGCCGGAAGAACGAGCGTCTATTGCTGTTAGAGCGTGCGTATCAGCTTTCCAAAGCACAATTAACAAAGGACTTCACTGAGAACCAAGATAAGCGTATTATTGAACGCTCTGTGTTCCACCTCAGCCAACAACAACAGGAGGAAACTGCCGCCTTCGATATTGTGCAACGTTCGGAGAAAGAACAGGAACGTTTCCGGTTGAAATTAGAGCGTGAAAAGTGGGAGCAAATATTAGAGTTAACAAGGCAGTACGGAGAGCAAATCACGGGATACAACGTAAAGACGGTAGAGGATACCATTAAGGGAATAGACAATGCAATTAAGCGTGATACATCCGGATGGGATAGCAAACAGGGCGTGTTTGGCAATCTGTTTGATCTCGTTTTCGGTGATGCCTTTAGCGCAAAAGATGGTAAGTCGGGCGCAGAGCGTGCAGAACAGTTTAAAGAATCAATATTAGATGCTTCGGAGTTTGCCATAGAAAACCTAAAGAGTGTTGCGCAGGCAAGGGTAGAGGCGGCAGAAGTGGCGGTACAGGCGGCAGAGAAAGAAGTATCATCCCGACAAAAGATTTTGGACGCTGAGATACAAGCGAGGGCGAACGGATACGCCAACAACGTAGCAACCGCACAAAAAGAGCTTGATTTTGCACGCAAACAACAGGAAAAAGCGCTGAGGGATAAGAAGAAGGCGCAGAAGCAGCAAGAACGCATAGATACACTTATGCAGGCAAGTTCTTTGGTAACCGCAACCGCTAACCTATGGAAAGATTTAGGCTTGGCAGCTATCCCGGCTATTGCGTTGATGTGGGGATCATTTGCTTTTGCTAAGATAAAAGCCTCTCAGCTATCTAAAGCCTCGCAGGACACAGAAGAATACGGGGACGGTACGGTAGAAATGATTGATTACGGAGGTTCGCACGCATCCGGAAACGATGTAGATTTAGGTACGACTAAGGATGGTAAGCGTAGACGGGTAGAACGTGGTGAATACTTCGCAGTAGTGAACAAACGTTCATCTCAGAAGTATAAGAAACTCGTTCCGGACTTGATTAATTCGCTAAATAAGGGTACTTTTGAACAGAAATACTTAAACGCCTATTCCGGTAGTGATGAAGTAACGAATATAATGCAAGGTTCAACGGTTGATCTGTCTAAGGTCGAAAAAGATCTGAAATCAATCAAAGAACAAGGTCGTGTTAAGTACATCACGGGTGCGGACGGTACGATAATTGAGGTAAGGGGAAATATTAAACGAATAATTAAATCATAATGAACGTTAAAGATTTGCGGTTTAAATTGGGGGGTGTAGAAATACATCCCCACTATTCAGAGCTAAAACGGAAGTTTAGCAAAGAGAATCAACAGGAGTTTTTCAGAGAGTCGATAGAGGGGAGTTTAACACTGATCGGTGCGGACTACCTTCTTGTTAAAAATGCGAGTATTGAGGATATTTTGTACTTGCAAATAGAACAAAAGGATAAAGGGCAGCTATCAACGCAGTATCAAGTAATATTTGAGGGCTATTTCAGTAAGACAGATTGTGAGATAGATAGCGACAACCGGACGTGCAAGGTGAAGATAAGCCCACGGAGATGAATACACCGATATAATGAAGGGTATTGAGAATAAATATGATCTTATCAAGCTTGCACCCGCATTGTCTCAAATAGGGGTGTCCAAGCGTCCGATTGTGCAAGTTTATATTGCGGGGGCGTCAACAATATCGAACTACCTTGCAGGCACTCACTACGAAACTGAGGTTTCAAACGTTGTAACTGATAATAAGGAATTAACAGATAAGAACTTCTTTGCCTTCTTTGCTGCATATAACGAAGTAGAAATAAAGGCAGTACCTTATCAGTCATTTAACGGAAAGTATTACGGAACGAACGGTAATTATTCAAAATTAGACGGTAACTATACATTAACATGGGAGTATGTAGATTTGAGTCAAGGGTTTTTAATACTTAAAAACAGGAACGGAGATAGGCTTTTTAGGTCAAATGCGCTTGTTTGGGAAAACAGGAATTATTTCTATATAGATACTTCTGAGTTGACCTTTACAAGATTAGTTGAAGAGCCTACATTCCCTCAGTCGTTTGGGGGAAATACGGTATTACTCCAAAAGGTATTCCAAAGAATGTTGCTTAACCTTCCGGAATTGGACGGGAAGGCAACCGGGAAACTATCATCAGAGGACGTTTACCCTACCAATAGCAACTACATGTATGCCGCACCATTAAAGGGGAACTACTTTTATACGTCTACGAAGGTTCAGAACGAGCCAACAGAGTATGGTGTAAATGATGAAGGTAAATATTTTACTGATAACTTCGTTCCGGCTGTGGCGGGTACTGGAAAGCTGTATCCGGTATGCCGTTCACGATGGGGGAATATGTCGATTTGGTTCGAGTTTGATTTGTCCTATGCGCCATTGGAGGAAAGAGCGAGAAAGGAGTATGTTTTAAGGGACTCGTTCGCCATACAAGACGCTATTAGGGCGCTTATTAAGCAAATTGATCCCACTTTGACGCACGAAGCTACGGAGGAATACAGTAAGTTTTTGTATGCCGCCAATAACCCTATTTCCGGTGCGCATTTTAAGGTGTTCATCACACAGAAAAGCAACATCCTAAAGGGCGAGTATGATCGTCCGGCAAAGAAGGCGGAAACAACCCTCAGCGATATAATGAAGATGTTGCGTGACACGATGAAACTGTATTGGTTTATAGATGGCGATAAGTTCCGGATAGAACATATTTCCTATTTCATGAATGGCGGAAGTTATACCGGTAGTGGAACGGTCGGCATAGACTTAACAAATCTTAGATATGCTAAATCGGGTCAGCTAATGACATGGAAAACTAACACGGTCAAGTACGATAAAACCGATCTGCCTTCACGCTTTGAATTTTCTTGGATGGACGATACCACCAACACGTTTGCAGGCTTTCCGATTGATGTTAAATCAAACTATGTGCAGGAAGGGAAGAAAGAAGAAGTAAGGGTATCTAACTTTTCGTCCGATGTAGATTATATGCTATTGTCCCCGGGTGACTTTTCGCAGGATGGTTTTGCTCTGTTGGGAGCTATACAGGTGAGTGGGAAATGGAAACTTCCGTTTGTTACGTTCAATTTGGTAGACAAGAACAATAATAAGTATACCGTAAACCCCCAAAATGGCTATATGTCGTTCATTCACCTCGTTAAATACTACATGTACGATATGCCAGCCTTAGAGATTGAGCACGGAGGCGATCAGACGGTAAGGGTGAGAGGAATAAAACGGAGTATGACGCAAGATTTATCTTTCACATACGACACCACACCAAACCCGGTACAACTGATAACAACGGATATAGGCAAAGGGAAACCGATAACTATGACTGAGGACTTAACCACTCGCCAAATAACCGTATCTTTATCTTACACCCCCTTATGATAGGGGGTGTTTTCTTTTAAATTGCTATCTTTGTGCCTATAATCAATTTTTTAATCAAAATGGAAGTACATAACAACTTTAGTCCTTTGGCGTTTAGAAAGAAAGAATCTAAAGCCACATACGAAAAATGGTACGCTTTCGGGAAGAACTACGCTATTCCTGCAAGCGCAAACACGCTAACTCCTTTCCAGTTTACAGAGTTGAACATACCAGTCTTTGACCCCGATACGATCGAAGTAGATGCGGTTAACGAGGAAACGGGAGAGGTGACAAAAACGGGTGTATATGTTAGCTTCGATGTTATGCCCGAACATGGTGGTGTTTTGTACGTGTCACCCGGCAAGAACTCGTTTAGGGAGGCTTTGCCACAGGGAACGTATAGAGCACGTTTTTCAATCCATGAATGAAGTGTATATTTCGACTCCTTTTTGCGTTATACCCGGCATAGAAACGAGTAGCAAATATCTATTGATTGAATATTGGAACGATGAAAAGATCGCCTATCCGGATGGCTTTATTACAACGGGTGCGAACAATGACTTCCGGTATCAGATGTATGTTCCTGCAACTATCTGCAAACCGAAATATGAGTTTGAAGAAGAACTAACCAAACGTGCCGGATACAAGTTCTTAGAACTGCAAACGTCTACGAAGGTGTACGCCTTTACATTTGTTGCACCTGAGTTTATTTGTGACGCTATGCGACTGATCCGCCTATCTGACTATATCCGAATTTCGCACGATGGCGAATATTACAACGCCCTCAACTTCGAGTTTGATGTTGATTGGCAGGAACAATTGTATTTGGCGGCTGTTGACTGCCAGTTTGAGACGGACTCAATCATACAAAAACTCCCTTCTTTCAATAGACGAGATAAAGCGTCTTTTTATAATGCCCTATTAGCGAACATTGACACCCCGATAATGTTCTCCCCCGATACCGTAGGGCTGTATTACAAAGAGTATCGGGGAACAGAGCCAGTTATCAAAGGTAAATTGATCCGTGAACTATCACCGATTGATTTGATTGACGAAAATACCACTATTGCCGTAGATATGGGTGCGGGTGAGGCACGCAAATTCAACCTTTACCGCATGTTGGAGGGATACATCTCTAAGAACCACGAAGATGTAACGGAGTTCCTTTTATCCCTTCGTGGAGGCGTGAATATCGGTACACCGAATGTAAGCGGTGAGTATCCTGCAAGCGTAGACAGGTACGGGAACGCTAAGTTGAAGGACATACAGGGGAATGATGCAACGTTGAACAACGTCACAGGAAAAGGTGCTACGTTTAAAACTGTGGAAACCGGTTTCTTAACTGTTAACAAGACTTCCGCAACAATTGACGGAATGGGTAATGCCAATGTAAACGATTTAACTGCAAGAGGTGACTCTATGTTGCGCAGTGACGTGTATACAGGGTCAAAAAAAGGCAATTCTACCGGAAAGATAACGAAAGAAGGACAGTTGCAGTACCTCTCAGCTATTATTTACGAGTTCCTTTCGTCCGAAACGTTCGTTCCGGGCTTCTTGGGTGAGGGCTTCAAAATATGGCTGGAGAACGGGAATTGGCATATCGAATGCGATAACCTAACCGTCCGTCAAACTATGAACATCTTTGAGTTGCTTATTCAGAAGATTCGCAGCGTTAATGGTGCTATTGTCGTATCTCAGTCAAACGGTAAATTGTCAGCCGTTGAAGAAGTGGGGACGCAATATAAGCTAACCACAGGAGAGGAATTTCCTACTTTTCAAGAAGGTGATTTGGTACGATGCCAGACGTTTGCAGGCTATCAAGGTGCGGGACTTACTTTTGACTTTACTCAGTTTGCAAAATATGACTATTCCGGATCTGCTTTTGATAGCAGTTTGATTGATGTTACGCCCGACTCTATTAGCTTTAACTTGAATAATACTGGCAATTCCGGTTTTGCATTCTATAAATTTTCCGAGTCGAGCCCAACCCCAATTGAAATACCTTCCTTTACCTTGACTTTAGAGGGTGGTTATCCCGGTATGATGGCTATTGCTACCGGACTTGATTCAAGTGACAGTCCGGTAGAGAGTGCAGGCGTATTGTTGCAAAACGGTGACAATGTTATTCCTGCTATTAAAGCAGCGCAAGGCATACACAACTTTGCTATAATAATAACTGGTGATTCCGGTCACGGTAATGGTAAGGTTACAGTAAAGCAAAAGAAAGCGGCAGGAAGCGCACCAAACAATAGCTTAGTTAAATTCTATTGGGTTGAAGTTAAATCGGTTGAAGGGACTTCTTTCTTTGCAGATAAAGCAGAGTTCAACGGTGTTGTTCCGACAGTCGGTGATGAAGTCGTGCAGATGGGAAATACGAAGAACCCCGAACGGCAGGCTTTAATTTATATCACAGCGCAGGAAAGCGGCAAACCGTACATTGAGATTCTGAACGGTGTCAAGACAAAGAGTCTGACCGGGACAGACCGCACCCGTCTTGGCGATTTGTCTAACATTGTAGACCCCGATTTCACAGGTGAGGCGGCTGTTAAAGGGACTGGATTCTATTCTACTAATGCCTTCTTAAAGGGTATCTTTGTGTTGCGCAACGGCAAGCGTGTAGAGGACGAAATTAAGATCGCAAAGGACGCAGCAGATCAAGCCGCACAGGACGCAGCGAACGCAGCACAATCAGCACAGGAGGCGAAAGACAGGCTTAATAAATGGGCTGATGATGGACTTATCTCACCGACTGAGAAACCTGCATTGATTGACGAAGGGAAGCGAATTCAAGCGGAGTATCTGCAAATTAAAGCGAATGCGGACAAATACGGTGTGTCTGTAACTGAATACACAGAGGCGTATAACAATTACCTTAACGAACTACGTTATCATTCGGCTACTACACCTGAAAATATTGTCGTGCGTCCAGAATTGGCACAGAGCCAAACGGCTTACTACGACAAACGTAATGGAGCGTTGAATGCAATTGCTACGGCTTCAAAAGAATATGTAGATAATGCTGACAAAAAGTTAAAGGAATACTTAGATACTGAGATAACTGCTATTCCCGGTAAGATTGAACTTGCTGTACGGAGTTTGAAAACGGCAAATTACAACTTGCTGTTAGATAGTAACCACACGCTTAGCGCAAACCCGTATCAGTTGGGGGCGTATAAATATGATGTTCACTTAGTGAAAGGTAAATCTTATACGTTGACTGTTTGTTACAAGTGTGCAGATTCGGACGATGTTGTAGCGTATAATAATCCTTCGTTCGGCTATTTGGCTATATTACCGAAAAGCGCAGAGGAAACAATCGTTTCGACTAAAATAACGCCTTCGCAGGATGATGCAGCGTATTTCTATTTCTATAAAACCCCACAGAAAGAAACAACCCAAACGTATGTAAGATGGGCTGTAATTACTGATGGTGATATGGGTGTGGCTCAATGGATACCGTCTAAATCTGAAATACTCACAGGAGGAAGGAATTTAGTGTTAAATTCAGGTGTATGTGTAAGTCAGTATTCGTTATTTGGTTTAAGTCAAACGTATTACGAGTTAAGAGGTCAAAAGGTGGTTATTTCATTTGATTATGAATATAGTAACCTTGTGTTAGGTGGGAACAACCGATTCGGGGTTGAAACCGAAATTCCTCTTTCCGGAGGTGGTGTTCAGCTTTTTGGTGCGTTTGTTTATCTTGATTCTCGTTCATTAACGAACGGAAAGGGTAGATTTTACTATGCAACTAAGGTGAGTGATAACGTTGTAGACAACGGGTTAAAGCACATACAGGCGCATGTACAGGTAGGGACGGGTACTGTTGTTAAGATGTGTAATTTCCAAATAGAGAAAGGTGATGTTCCTTCTGATTGGAGTCCCGCACCCGAAGACATTTATAATGATTCGGTGAAGTATACTGATACTCAAATTTCGGCTGTTGACGGAAAGATAGAACTATCCGTAACAACAGAATTAAATAAGCGTGTCATAGGTGGTGCTAATCTCTGTTTAAAATCGGGTGTATGTATTACTGGCGTAGAGAATCATCTTCGTATAAACATGTCTAAGTATTGGCGTGATTTAAGGGGAAAGAAAGTTACTTTGTCTTTTGATTATGAATATAGCAACCTTGTTTTAGGTCGAAATAGTCGTATAGGGCTGGAAGAAGGTGTATTAAAGGATGGTACATCAAACTATTACTATATCGGTGCGTGGAAGTACTTCGATTCTACTTCATTGAAGGCCGGCACAGGTAGATTTGTTCATACTATTACCGTTCCGAATGATATTGTTAACGCACAAAATATCGGTATAGGATTTTACATACAAGTCGGTGATGGTACCACGATGAAAATATGTAATCCTCAGATTGAAATCGGTGATACTGCAACCGAATGGAAGCCTGCGCCAGAAGATGGAATAATAGAATCTAAGGAATATACTAATAGTCAAATTAGTGTAGTCGAAGGTAAGATAACATCCACCGTTGAAAAGATAAATACCGTTGATGGACGTGTTACCGGACTTGCTTCACGCGTCGAACAGACCGAAAAAAGTATCACGTCTGTTGTTGGTGATATTGGTGTTATTAATAGTACCACCAATAGGCATGTATCAAAGCGGATAGATTTAAGAGGATGGGACAATAATAAGTTTTTCCCGTTGGTTATAAGTATTCCGGTTTACCACAAAACAAGGGTTGAAATAAGTAGGCCTCTTGATGCGGGATACGGAAAACCTTCATACGGTACTCACGATGGCGGTTTTTCTATGAACTTAACGTTTGAGATGTCCGGTTCGGGTTGGGGTTCGTTGCCAGCAGTAACCAATATCTTTGACTATACTAAAGCATGGATTTCTGCGGGTGCAAAGATAGTTGTTGATTTGGGACAAATAACTGAAACGTCTACGTGTAGAATGGGTATTAGGGGCGGTTCTATGTATGACGTAACCGTAGATGATACTATTGACCCAAACGTAATCAACGTTTATCAAACCGATTATCACGGTTCGTATAATACATCGTTCCCCGTTCGCACCGATGGAACTGAACCCGTCCGCACATACGGATACTATACCGAAATAAAGCAGACGCAGGAAAGCATAGCTTTAACTGCAAACAAAGTGGACGATCAAGGCAGGCGGTTAAGTGCGGCTGAGTTAACTCTAAGTTCAGACCACGCAAAATTAAGCGTAGTAGAACAAACGGCAAATTCCGCCAACTCACTTGCCGGAACTGCAAACGGAAAGGCAGAAGCGGCAGACGGTCGAGTCACCGCTACGCAGAACGGTTTGGTCGAGACAGGAATAAACATCACATCCCGTAAAATCGTCCTAAAGTCTGATAACGTCCTTTTCCAAAACAACGCAGGGCAGCAGACAGCCGCCATCAATGCTAACGGAAAACTTACTGCAAACGCAATTGAAGTTGGTGAGGTTGTTGCTAATGGTTTTGCTGCACAGCGAATCACAACGGGAAACTTGACTGTGACAGATGGTGCGGTGATTGCGGGAATGGCTATTTCTGGCGGTGTCCTAACTGGAAAGAATATACATATCACAGACGGGGCGAAGATCGGTAACTTTACGATCGAAAGCGGTATTCTTTCTGCTAATGGTATGGTAGCAGGAATGCAAATGCGCTTATCTAATAACCTTATGGAGCTTAGTAGCTCAGGTTTGCGAGTAGACCAAAATTCGGGGGGATATGCCGTTAACGTCAGAGGTAACGGGCGTTGTTATATGCAAGGTGTAGAGTCATACCGCAAATTTAATGTTTACGAGTTCGCAGGGGCTACACAGTGGAAAGCACCAGGAGTACATTATGCTGCTGTCGTATTTAGTAGCACAGGTATCGGTCAAAGATGGGGAAACCCCTCTATTACACCGTCTGCAACTAAATTATCAACTGGTAGATATAGAGTAACTATATCCGGCGTATCATCAAACGGGTTTATACCTATGGTTACCGCTTGCAATAGTTCAAAATGGGTAAACGCATGTATAGAGGAATACAGTTTCACATCTAATTATTTCACCGTTAAATTTATGGACGTTAATACTGGCATGATTGATACTGATTTTGTTTTTTATATTTGCGGTTGGGTATAACATTAATTTTAACGGTAAGTTGGTTTTATCCTTCTTACCGTTTACCTTTGTGGCAAATAAATTATTCATTCACAATTAAATATTAATTTTTATGGCAACAAAAGCAGCTATTTTTGATTTGGAGAGTGTCAAATACTCAAAAGAGACACAAATTTTAGATTATAGTTTTGAGACTGATAACGGTCTTTTCAAAGGTCAGATCACAATCGTACAGCAACCCGATCAAGTAAAGCAGATCACACACTGTACAGCGGAGGTATCAGTTAAAGAAATGGTTCAAGTACCAAGCGCAGAAAGCGAACCTACCATGCAGGAAAAGTATGTTCAATTAGGCACTTTGTCGATGTCGCAGGCTCGTTTTGAACTGAATCAGTTCCCCGTGCATGAAAAGACACCCTCTTTGCTTGCAGACTTTCAAAACTACATATTTGCGCTAACTAAAAAGCAGTAATCATGTCAGTATCACAAGAACAATTAAGGCTTGTTGATAGTCTCAACGTGTAGTCCGGTCCTTGTATTCTTGACACCAACGTCCGGATTCTTAACGGCACTTGTATTCATGTTTGTGTTTAACATAATTTGCGGTATGCGTGCGGACGGTGTTAGTGTGTCGGTTAGAGGCATTCAGAGGTTTACGATCTTTAAATTCATATCGGCTTTACAGGAGTTTTTGCTATATATGATGATTATTGTAGTCCTCTTTTCGACTGTCACTAAGATGGGAGATAAAGACGCTGCAATAATGTGCGCAAAGACTATCACCTACGTATTTATATACGTCTACTTATGCAATGGCTTTAGGAATCTTTGTACCACATACCCGAAGAACAACGGCTTTAAACTGATATATCACATTATCCGTTTCGAGTTTAAGCGTCTAATGGGTGAACATTCGGCTAAGATTATTGAAGAGCAAGAAGAGAAAGAAAAACAGGGTATTCACAATGGGGTATAATACCCCCTTTAAACATTTAGATTATGAAGTATTTTACGATTAATGAACTTATAAAGTCCTCAACGGCTGAGGCGAAAGGAATAGATAACACTCCAACACCGGAGGTAGAGCGTAATTTAACGGCTTTGGTTGATAACGTATTAGACCCTCTGAGAGCGATTTACGGTAAACCTATCACAGTCAATTCTGGCTATCGGTGTCCGGAGCTAAACAAGGTAGTCGGAGGCGTACCTAATAGTCACCATGTAAAGGGATATGCTGCTGATATTACAGCGGGTAGTCAGGAAGAAAACGAACGGTTGTTTAATATCATTCGGCACAACTTTAAATTCACTCAGAATTTAGATGAAAAAGGTTTCCGATGGGTACATGTGTCTTACATTCCATCTGATTTGCGTTGTGAGTCACTTCATTTAAAATAAAACAGTATGAAAGCTAAAATAACAGCCATAGTAGCCTTTTCTTTCCTTTTCCTACTAATTGTATGCCTTATTAGGTATAACGCGAAACTGAGGGAAGAAAACGGCATTCTGAACAGGAATGTAAGTGTACTTACTACTCAGAATGTAGCATACCGAACGGAGTCCGGCAAATCAGCAATGAAAACGGATGAATTGAACCTCACATTGCGCCAGTATCGGAATACATTGCAGGGGAAAGACAGCACTATAAAGGACTTGAAACAAAGTATCAAAGACCTAAAGAGTCATACAAGCATTCAAACGTCAACGGAGAGCGTATTTTCCGGCTCTCTACGTGATAGTATTATAATTCGTGATAGTTTGGTTATAGACACAATGAAATGCGTAAATATTCGCTCTAAATGGCTTGACTTATCCGGCTGTATAGATAGCAACGGCACGTTTGCCGGAACAACCGTTACCCGTGATAGCTTGGAAATACTAAATATAGAGCATAGAAAGCGGTTTTTGTGGTTTCGACTAAAGAAGGTGAAGTATAGGGAGTTTATCGTAACGAGCAAAAACCCCTACACTGAGATAACAGGTTTTAACGTAACTACGATAATAAAGTGATAATTCCATGTTAAAACGGTTAATGCACGTTAAAGTATTTGCCACTTAGAAATATATCCGTATATTTGCAGCGTAGAAGTTATTACTAACGTCTTTAACAGCGGTTATTGATTTTCATAGAATTATCTTTGTAGAAGATTTGTATCATATTTTATCTTAAACTGTCGGTATGCGAATATAGACAGTTTTTAATTAGAACATTTTCACTAACTATATATATTGGGTTTTGTCATAATTACATTTTTCCCCCTCCGCTTGTGAAAGTAGAGGGGTTTTTTATTACCTTATCCGAACACGCCTCAAATGTTAAATCAGTGTTAAATATTAAACTTATGCTTTGATATTTAAAATATCTCCTTAACTTTGCAACATCAAAAGGAAACGAATTACTAACAATAAAACTTAGAGTTATGGAAGAAAAGGAATTTATTTATTGCTTGACCGGAGAGATTAACGTATTAGGCACTGTCAAGGCTAAGACAATAAAAAGTGCTATAAAACTTGTATCGTCTATTCAGAGAGGTGCTATATTGAATGATCCGGAAAGAAAATCAATCTTTTGGAGTGTTTCACGTGCTGATCTTCCGTTTAAACTTGTTCGTATTGTGTATACAATATGCTATCCCGATGGTTCTATCCGTTCACATGTATGCTAACAATAAAAAATTAGAATTATGATACGATCGTTTAATAAGTCGGGTTCAACATCTATGCTGACAGATAAGGAAAAAGCGTTTAACCGATACTGCCTAACTAACAAGGAAGTTTCATACAACTTAATGCGTATAGAAATGGCAGTTGTTCAAATGTCGTATTACGGCAACCGTTCATCGGACGTTACGTTAACAACCGACAGTTCTGATGTTTTGGATGCTATTTATACAGTCCTAACAAACAAAGGGTTTAAATACTCTTTCAATTTACCTAATAAAGTATTAACCATAAGTATTTTTTAATTTAAAATTTAATCAAAATGAAAGAAGAAGTAAAATTGTTCAGAGTGTTAATTATTGTTTTTGTGTTGCTTGTGTTCACCTTCGTGTTAACTTCGTGCGGTGATGATAGTGACAATGTGTATCAAACAGAATATTCTATTGATGTTCCGGAGTGGCAAACTGTTTATGTGAATGGTGAGGTTACAACATCTATATCACCATACGTTTGGGAACATGTGGACTTATCAGATAAATGTGTTAGAGTATTCTCCGCAGGGCATGTTAGTTATCACAAGGTAACGATGGTGTCACGTGATGATTTAGGCTTTACCGTTTATTCAATAGAAGGTAGCAATAACGAAAGGTTTGCATACAATAAAAATAAAGGTATATTGCAATATTGGTGCACAAGAAACGGTATTGAAACAGTTGTTGTTTATCGTGAATTAAAGTAAGTTTCATTTTACCCTCACCCGGTGGCGGTTAACCGGGTTATTAAGTATGAAAGTAAATGTTCTATTAGAAGAGAAAAAGATTCCATGTTTCGAAGCTAAATACGGTTTAGATGTATATAACGATAAAGGACAAAAATATACTATCGAGTTCGATATAATGGGAAATTTAGTAGTTAGTAGTCCAAAAGGTACGTTATTAGTAAAACCCGAATGTAACAACAAAATATCAATTAGAATTGAATGATATGAAAGAGATAAACGAAACTCAATTACAGCTATCTACTGAGGGAAAAAGACTTCCCGATATGATAAAGCAGGCGAACGGCATACACGAACTTGTTAAGCAGAAACTTTCTGAGTATAACTCAATAGAGTATACCGATGATAATATAAAGGTGGCAAAAGCCGATAGAGCCACTTTAAACAAGGCGAAAAAGGGACTTAACGACAGCCGTATAGAACTTGAAAAGGCTTGGATGAAACCATTCAACGAACTAAAGGATGTTGTTAACGAAACTTGTAAGCTGATCGGTGAAGCTTCTTCACGAATAGATAGTAAGATAAAGGAAACGGAGGAAAATGAGAAGCAAAAGAAACTGGATCAAATAAGGGAGTATTTCGAGGAACACAATGAAAACCTTATATTGTTTGATTTTGTTTTCCGTCCGGAGTGGCTTAATAAGACTAAATCACTTTCAGTTGTGAAAATGGAGATAGACGAATTGTTCAAAACAGTAGACGATGATCTTAACAGACTGAAAGAGCATTTTGCGGGAGAGACGTTTTATATTCCGGTTATCGACAAATATACGTCTACACTCGATTATAACAAGTCGTTCGATTATGGAAATCACCTAAAAGAAGCTGCAATACAAGCCGCAAACAGACAGTTTGAACAGAAGGCGACAGATAACACGCCTCAGCAACAAAAGCCAGAAATTAAGCCCCAAAACGAGCCAAAGACTAACGAAGAAGAAGTTTATATAAGAGGCTTTAAAGTCCATGTAACGAGAAAGCAGGCTTTTGCGCTTGCTGAGTTTATGAATAGCCACAATATAAAGTTTGAAAGCATATCAATATAGACGGTAGCCCAATTGGGCTACCTTTTTTGTTTTGTTTGCAACGGTTAATCTATTGTTAAAACTTAAAGTTTCACTTGAACTTTCAAATAATGTTCTTATATTTGCAGTGTCGAAAGAAACAAAGTAGTAACAATTAAAAAATAAAGATTATGGTTATAAAAACAAGATTTAATGTTGGCGAAGAAGTTTCATACGGTTCATACAAAGAGCCGTTCAAAGTATTTTCTATTGAGATTCAATTAAGTAACAACTATAAAGGTATAATTTACCTTGTTCAGAGTAAAATTGGTTTTATTCTGAGGGTGAAAGAACTTGATTTAATTAAAATGCAAATTAAGACAAACAAGAAATAGGAGTTATATATATAATCGATAAAGATATAATAATTAATAAATTATGAATACATCATTTGAGAGAGCAAAGCAAACTACTGATGAATGGTATACACCTCAGTATATTATACAATCACTTGGGGATTTTGATACAGATCCATGCGCACCATTGCAGCCACTTTATAAAACTGCAAAAGTTATGTATAATAAAGAAGATGATGGATTAAGTAGAAAATGGGAGGGTCGTGTTTGGCTTAATCCTCATTATTCTCGTCCTCTTATTGAACATTTTGTTAAACGTATGTCTGATCATGGAAACGGAATAGCATTATTATTTAATCGCTGTGATAGCAAAATGTTTCAAGACGTTATTTTTAAAACTGCTACCGCTATATTATTTTTAAAGGGTCGTATTAAGTTTTTGAAAAAAGACGGTTGTATTGCTGGCAGTCCTGGCTGTGGAAGCGTGTTAATTGCTTTTGGAGATGATAATGCGGAAATACTTCGTACTTGTGGTATTGATGGAATGTTTTTTAGAATAAAATAAAAGATAAATTATGAAGCAGTATTTAGACTTACTAAAAGAAACTTTAAATTATGGTGAAAAGAGATCAGATCGAACCGGAACGGGAACTATTAGCTTATTCGGTTTGCAACGATCTTATGATCTGCGTGACGGTTTTCCACTTGTCACAACTAAGAAGGTATTCACGAAGGGAATTATACATGAGCTCCTTTGGATGTTGAAGGGGGACACCAATATAAAATACCTAAATGAAAATGGTGTTCATATTTGGGACGATTGGGCAAAGCCTTCCGGTGATCTTGGACGTATATACGGTAAACAATGGCGTGACTGGCGTATAAATAGCAAAATGAAAGTAGATCAAATTGATTCAGTTATAGATATGATTAAGTTTAACCCGGAGTCAAGAAGGCTAATTGTTAGTGCTTGGAATGTTGGAGAAATACACATGATGGCACTTCCTCCGTGCCACTGCTTTTTTCAGTTCTATGTGTCTGAGTCCGGTTATTTGGACTTGAAACTGTACCAAAGAAGCGCAGACCTATTTTTAGGCGTTCCTTTCAATATTGCATCTTATTCTATCTTGCTGTCTATGGCTGCACAGGTTTGCGGTTTAAAGCCTCGTAGATTCATTCATACGATCGGTGACGGACATATATATTTGAATCACGTTGAGCAGGTGAAAGAACAATTGAGTAGAGAGCCGTTTGCCCTTCCAAAATTGGAGCTAAACCCAAATGTTCGTAATATATTCGATTTTAAGTATGAAGATATTAAAATAGTAGATTATAACTGCCATCCGGCTATAAAGGGGGATGTTGCGGTATGAATGAAGAAGAAGTTTTCAAGTTATTAGGCTGTGATAATATTGTATACTATTATGAAAGATACCTTCATGGGGAGTCTGTATATTATCTGAATAACTTGCTAAAGAAAACCGTTAATGTATATTTTAGAGATATGATACTGAACGCTATAAATCATAAATTAACTGGCTTATAATTTAAAAGGGATGTGCAACGCTTTGCCATCCCTTTTTAGTTTCTATATATCACATACCGAAACTATCGTTGCTCTATGAAACAAATCTAACAATATGTAGTAACAAGTATGAAAGTGATACAAAGGTAGGCTTTTGATTCTATCCAATAGTTAAAACGATTCGTTTTACATTTCATTAACAATAAAATTAAAGAATTTCTTTGCGTATTTAAAGTTTGTCCTTAACTTTGCAACATCAAAAAAGAAGTAGTAACATTAAAAACGAATAATATGCAGATTAAAAAAGATCGAATTTACAAATTGCTTGTGCAAGCTTGCAAGAATGAAGGTATTTCATTCTCCTACGAAAAACTTGTTTTATCTCTTAATAAGTACATTGATGAAGACGAAGAAGATTCAGTATTCGGGTGTAAAATATCTGATATTGATATTTCAATCGCCAAACATATATCAGTTGATATTTGCGGAACGCTTGCATTAAGCAATGTTATTTGCCAATTAACTTGCATCGGTGCGGGAGATTGCCCGAATTGCGGAGGTTTACTCAGATTGATAGAGTCTTATCCCAAATTTAGCAAACAGTATTGCGATCGTGATTGTGAGCCGGATAGAGAGGAAGAAAATGTATACGAATGTTTAACATGTGGAAAGGAGGTTATTTTATGAATATTGAAAACACAATGATCCGTATCAATGATGCGATTATAAGCGCACGTATGAACGGCAAAAAGATTACGAAAAAGGATATTGCGGCTTTGCTGTGGAAGGACTCAAAGCAAAGAACGCAGGCGGTAAACATGTCTGCCTTGTGTAATCACAAAACCCAAACTATAAAAATAGAGTGGGTGAAAGAGATATGCGAGGCTACCGGAGTCGATGCGAATTTCCTATTTAATATTAACCCTAAAAAATAAAAGTTATGATTAAAAATTTACCCAACATTCAAAACGAAATGAATGTTCAAAAGTCGAGATTTAACAAGTTTGGCGGATACAAATACCGTTCGTGTGAGGATATTTTGCAAGAAGCGAAAAGGGTGTGCGAAAAATACGGATGTTATGTTATGGTGACTGACTCTATCGAATTTATCGAAGGGCGTTTTTACGTGAAGGCAACCGCAAAGATTGTTGAGACTGAAACCGGGTCTATTGAAACATGTTCGGCTTTTGCACGTGAAGAAGATAGCAAAAAGGGGATGGACTTAGCACAATTAACCGGGGCGACATCCAGTTATGCACGAAAATACGCCTTATGTGGGCTTTTTGCAATAGATGATAGCATAGACAGTGATTCAATGAACGGAGAGCCAGATACGAAAGAAAAACGGCAAAAGACATCCTCAAAACAAGCTACCAACCAAAGTAATACTGGAAGCAACTCAAATTATTTGGGTGTGCTTCTTGAAGAAATAAAAAAAGCAACAACTTATAAACATTTGGGCGATATTCACAAGAATAACGCTAATTACCATCAAAATAGTGAGTTTATGAACGCTTTAGTTGTCCGTAAGGCGGAACTTGAAAAGGCGGAAGCAGAAGCAAAGAAAGTGTAAATAATGTGTTTAGTAAGGGGTATAATTCTCCTTGCTGACAATAAAAAATATATAGAAAATGGAAATTAAAGGTAATGTTCATTGTTTTTTTTGAACAATCTGGTACATTTAAGAATGAGTTCATAAAACTTGGTTATAAGGCTTTTGATTATGATATACAAAACGATTTTGGTGAAACTGACTTTCAAATAGATCTTTTTTCCGAAATAGAGAAAGGATATGAAGAAAAAGAAAGCATTTTTGACAATATTACTAAAGATGATTTTGTTATGGCTTTTTTCCCTTGTATTTATTTTGAAGCAATGCAATCTACATATTATCAAATGAAAAGCAATAATATTAGAAAACAAAGCATAAGATATAAATATAAAACCGTAATAGATCGCATACAGAAAAGAGAATACTTTTATATTTTATTGTATAAGCTTTTTGCAATATGCGAAATAAGAGGTATTAGGTTGGTATTAGAAAACCCGGCTACACAGCCACACTACTTATTACACCCTCAAAATTTCATATCTTATACGTTTATAGATAACGATAGGACGAAAAGAGGTGATTGTTTTAAAAAACCTACCGCTTATTGGTTTGTAAATTGTAAACCTACAACGGGGCAATCTTATGAAAATCCAGACGAAATCAAAAAAATACAACAATGTAAGGGTGGGGTGAAAGCTGGAATATGTTCAAAAGAACGTTCTATGCTAACAGGTAAGTATGCAAGAAATTTTATATGCGACTTTATTATAGGAAAAGAACAGAAACATTCTATTAGATCACTTTTTTAAAATATAAACAATATGAAAGAATTAACATTACTTCCCAAACTGATTAATGCTGATGTAACGTATATCAGCGAAACACATGAATATTTTTCAAGCGATTTTAGAAAGCTGAGAGGAATAACAGGTTTTATCAACGATCAATTATTTCCAGGCAAACTTGATAATATACCGGATAATATTTTGAGATCGACTACTGAGAGAGGGAAAGCGGTTCACGGTGAAATAGAGAGAATCGACAAAGAAGGTATTGAGCCGGAAACGGTTTACGGAGAGAACTATTTAGATTTAAAAGCCAAAAGCGGTTTAATTCATATCGCATCTGAGTATATTTTAACTGATAACGATTTTATCGCTTCACCGACCGATAAAGTATATTTAGGTAGCTCTGATAAGTCGGTTGTATTAGGAGATATTAAAACTACCTATAAACTTGATTTGCTTTATTTGTCTTGGCAGCTATCAATATACGCCTATCTTTTCGAGAGACAAAACCCAAACTTGAAAGTAGAGGGACTTATCGCAATTTGGCTGAGAGGTGACAAGGATAAGGACGGCATTTTCTCCGTTGAACGCATACCGGACAGCGAAATAGAATTGTTCCTTAATTGCTGTAAGAATGAAGTTCGATATGCAGACAATGCAAGCAAAGACAGCTACATAGCAAAATTGGAATCATTGCCCGCAAAAGTTGCGCATATCGAAGAAGGCGTTTACGAACTTCTTGAAATGCAAAAGAAGATAGACGAGCATTTAGGCAAGTTCAAAGAACAGTTGTTAGGTCTGATGTCTGAGGCGAAAGCTGACAATATAAAAGGGGAGCTTATTTCAGTCACAAGAAAGAAAGCATATCAAAGAGAATCATTTGACGCTAAAGCAATGAAAGAAAAGTATCCTGACGTGTACGATGAATTTGTTAAGGTATCAAACGTGAAAGAATCAATTCAGATCAAAGCAAAATAATTATGGTAATAGATGAAAAGATAGCAAACGAGGTTGGTTTAGAGGCTGCCGCAGTTTATTCGGAAATGGTTCTTATTCTTTGCACTGGCATGTACAGAGAAAAGTTTAAAGGGTGTCGAGTAAAACAAGTCCCTAACACTGTTTTCGTTTCGATAGCAAAGCTAAAAGAGATCATCCCGTTCATGTCTACGAAGAAGTTGTATAACGCTGTAAATCGCCTCGTATCGGCTGGATACATAAGAGAGGCAAATTACAGGTTACACGGCATGAATACTACTAAATGTTATCAGATGGTAGAAAGATAGTACCGGTTCTGATTGTGATATGCACCCCACTTGCAAGCGTTGTGAGTGGGGTGTTTTTTGCAAGTTACTGATATTCATCCGGTTTATGAGCGTCAAAAATTGGATTTTCCTATTTATGTTTATGGGGTATGTCCAAAATTGGTGATACCCTTTGGGTATGCTCAAATTTGAGTTCGCTCTAATTATCAGACAGTTGCAAATAATTAAATGTTAAAGTCGAAAATAACAATGTTTTTTGTTTGCAATCAAAACCATTTATCATATCTTTGCAGAGTCAAATCAAAAAACAGTATACAATATGAATTTAGAGAATCTTTTTAAAATTAAAAATGTCGCTGATTATATGCGTTGTAGCCCAACGTGGGTGATGAAGTTAATTAAAGCAGGTAAATTGGAACATGTTAAAATTGACGGTGCGTATTTCGTTGTTCTTACAGGTGAGGAACTTGAAAAATACAAGGAGTTTAGAAAGGAGTTTAACGAATTGTTAGGCAAATAATAATAGTATTAACGTTAAAAATTAAATTTTATGTCAGAGATTAAAGTATTTGAAAATTCCGGAGTTCGGAAAAGTTAGAGTATCAGTAGTTAACGGTGAACCGATGTTCTGTTTGTCTGATATTTGTAAAATTCTAAATTTACAACCGGGAGCTACAAAAAACAGATTGGATGAAAAGGGTGTTAGTTTGATTAATACCCCTACTAATGGAGGTATGCAGAATATTGTGTATGTTAACGAAAAGAACTTGTATAAGGCTATAATGCGTTCAGATAAACCTGAAGCGGAGGCTTTTCAAGATTGGGTTTGCGGAGATGTTTTACCGTCTATCCGTAAACATGGTGCATACATGACACCGGAAGCAATAGAGAAAACTCTAACATCACCTGACTTTATTATCCAGTTGGCTACACAGTTGAAAAACGAGCAGGAAAAGAGAAAGCAAGCGGAGGCGAAGATCGAGGCTGATAAACCGAAAGTTCTATTTAGCGAAGCAGTCGAAGCGTCTAAGAAGTCTATTCTTATCCGTGAACTTGCAAAAATAATCACTCAAAACGGTTATCAGATCGGAGAAAAGCAACTGTATGAACGTCTCAGAAAAGCCGGATACTTGTGCAGTGTAGGAGAGTCAAGAAATCAGCCTACCCAAACATACATGAACATGGGTCTGTTTGAGATTCGCAAACGTGTAATTATTGACGGGGGAGAAACTAAGGTTTATAACACTACGATGGTAACGGGTCGAGGACAGCAGTATTTTATCAATAAGTTTTTAGGTAAGAAATAAATAACATGGCGGGGTAATACCCGCCTATAAAACTAAATATTATGGTATTAAGTAATAAAAATTATATCAATATACAGGCTTGGATGGTTAAGGAGTTGAATCTAACCGGAAACGATCTAATATGTTATGCTTTAATATATGGATTTAGCCAAGACGGTGAAACTGAATTTAAGGGTTCTTTGTCTTATATTGCAGAATGGTTAAATACAAGTAAGCAAACTGCGCGTTTGGTTGTAAAGCGACTCGTAGAAAGTGGACTTGTGAACAAGCGGGATGAAGTTATTAACGGAGTTAAGTTTTGCAGATATGTAGCCACAAATAGGGGGTGGGGTGAAAATCACCACGGGGGGGTGAATAATAGTATGGGGTGGGGTGAAAATCACCACGGGGGTGGGGTGAAAATCACCACTAATAATATAATAGATAATATAGATATAAACACTAAATCTACTAACGTAGATTATAGTGTAGCTACGCGCGAGGAAAGAGACCTATTCGGAGATCAATCGAATAACGAACATTTGCCCTCTGAGGCGTTCGGCTTTACAGCTAAAAGCCTTGATGTAACAAAGAAAACTATCGAAAGAACAGATAAGCTATTTACTCAACTTACATTCCCTTTCGAGTCTGAAGACTTTAAACGCTTATTCTACGTTCTAATGACTCAGCCGAAATGGCGTATAAAGACAAAGACTCTAACAGCCATGCAAGCTAACTTAAACGAGATAGCGCAATTTGAAGAAGAGTTTGCTAAAAGCCTTATTCAACAAAGCATATCTAAGGGTTGGGCTTCGCTTGTGTATGAATCAACGCCAAAACAATATCAGCAATGGCTGAGAGAGAAAACCGGAGCTACTAACCAATATCAGCAAAACAACTCTCAGCAGTATAAGACAAAGCAGTATTTTGCTAATGACGAACACCGGGAGATATACGAGCGATACCTAACAGAAACGTTTGATTAACGACAATGCCATTTTCTTTGCGAATTTGGGACTTTTATAACGAAAACGAATAATTTATCATGCAGATAGAGAAGTATCAAAATGGGGGCGGAAAATTAGCTTTAAAAGGTGGAGCACTTCCGTCATTTGTAGAAAGAAACAGAGAGCTAATACAGTCTAATAAAATAAAGCAGCTTTCTAAGGTAGATCAGCGTATATTTGTAGAATCTACCAAACGTTTAATTTCGGAGGAAGAAAGCGAAGAAAAGAAAATAGAGTATTTAGGAATTATATTTATTGGGGTGTGTTCTGACTTTGGTCTTAACGCACCGGAGCATAGTGCGGTTAAAAGCGTATTTTCTTCGATTTTTGATGTTGTGGACTTGTATTTTGACGATCTTTCATTCGCTGAGGTAAAACTTGCTTGGCGGTTGCTTGCTGTCGGAGAACTTGATAACTACCTGCCTAAAGATCGCTACGGGAGTCCGGATAAAAACCATTATGGCAGCTTGAATGTAGATTACGTAACGAAGGTTTTGAAAGCATACAGAAAGAGAAAAGCCGATATGATGTCAAAAACAACTGCATTATTACCTGATAAACCAAAGGTTACGCCCGAACACGAAAAGGCATTTTTGAATGTGCAAGCAAACAACTTCATATTTGCAATTATGAAGTATAAGTATAGCGGACGGTTTAAGGTTGAATATGAGCGTCTTATAAGTGAGTCAACGTTCAAGTATATGGAACGGTTAGGGTATGACATGGATACAATACCGACATACGAGGACAAGAAGATCGCTTTAGCGCAGTTTAAAGGGAGACCGATAAATAGCTTTGCGCAAGTGTTTGAAAAAGAATGTTTAGCCACAGTAGGAATAGAGCATGAAGCTGTTTATTTCCGTGCTTTAATGATCGCAAAGAAACGTTTGTTGTTTAGGTACTGGGACGAAATGTTGAGAGAGGAAGATAGTATTAAAGATTTGTATTATTATAGACGTTAAAGATATGGAAATTAATATTTTAGTAGGAATTGACCCAGGTGTTTCGGCTGGGGGAATCGCAATTTATAAACCGAATAACCCGCTTGTAACCGTGAAAATGCCCGATGAACCTTTGGATATATTCAGATTATTCAGAAAGATAAAGCGTTCCGGAAACCCGATGATCGTAGTTGAGAGACTTTCAATCAGAGGTGACGATACTGGTGGAAAGCAATATCGCATAGTTACAATGCTTGAAAACTTCAATTACCTTGTTTGTTGTGCTAAAGTTCTTGAAATACCTTTAGTTCTCGTAACACCAATGACGTGGCAAAAAAATTTAGGTCTGAGGGCAAAGGGAGAAAAGGAGGATAAAGCGATCAGAAAGGAAAAGTATTATCAATTTGCAAAGCACTCTTTCCCGTTTGCGAACGTTCACAAGTGGAACAGTGACGCAGCATGTATCCTCAGATTTACTCAATTGATGATAGCTAATAAGCCGAAATGGATAAAAGAACATTTAATCAATTGTTCAGATTACGCATTTTCCGTTGATTTAAGAGACGATTCAGCTAAATACTATAAATCATTAAGCCATGAATAGAAAATCGAAATACGGGCAAATAAATAGTGAAATAATTGATGTTTTGATTGATTCTGTCATTGAAATGCGAGGAAAGCAAAAGAGATATGCTCGTTTCGGTGAAAAATACATGGAAGTAAAAGAAATGGCGGAAAAGAAGGTAGATGATATTATAGCTAAGCTGACCGACACGCAAACAATGTTATTTTGATTTATTAACTGTTTGTTTGTTGCTTTATTAAATTTAGTTTGTATATTGCAGTGTAAAATTTGTCCGCCAACAAATTTAAAGATATTGCTTAATAGCGTTAATGCCTCGGTTCGTGTTGTTTGGCGGCACACGAATTGAGGCATTTAATTTTTAAATAATAAGAATATGGAAGATTTAGTATTTAAAGGAGAATCAAATCAAATTTTAACAAATAGCTTATTGGTAGCAGAAAAGTTTGGTAAAGATCACAAAAATGTAGTTCGTAATATAAGGTCAATTATTGGGGGTATTCTCAAAATTGAGCACACCCAATTATTTGTAGAATCAGTGTATGTTCATCCTCAAAACGGACAAGAATACCCAATGTTCATAATGAATAGAGACGGTTTTACATTGTTGGCAATGGGATTCACCGGAGAAAAGGCACTCCAATTTAAGTTGGAGTATATTAACGCATTTAACAAAATGGAAAAGACACTGAAAGAACAATCAATTGTATTACCTAATTTCTCAGACCCGGCAGAGGCGGCTATTGCATGGGCCAATGAATACAGAGAAAAACAAAAAGCCCAGATCGAAGCAAAGGAGGCAAAAGAAAATGTAGAAAGACTTATCCATAATAACAAAACATATACGACTACTGAAATTTCAAAAGAGCTTGGTTTTCGTTCTGCAATAGAATTAAATAAGACGCTTGAAAAGATGGGAATACAGTTCAAGCAAAACGGAACTTGGTTGCTTTATGCTAAGTATGCAGAAAACGAATATACCTCCACAAAGCAAATAGTTTTAGATAGTGGAAGAATAACATATGATCGGCGTTGGACTGGAAAGGGACGTGATTTTGTGATAAGTTTGTTTGCAAAGTGAATCTGATATATACAATATATAAGGCAGGTCAAAAAATGGAATATTCATTTATTACTTGTCTGATATTTAGGCTTATTAAAAAAGGAAAGGAATATTGTTCCGTACCTTGTAATAAACAAATAATGTATTATAAATAAAAGTTAAATAACGGGTATTTCGGAAAGATTTACCCGTTTTTATTTGCGCGTAATTAAAGTTTTGCTTTAATTTGCAGCGTAGAAATAAAAACAGTAGTAACAATAAAATCAATTAATTATGCAGGAAATTAGCAAAAAATTAAGTGAACAGTCAGTAGAAAAGGTTTTGGATAGACCGGAGTATAGAAAAGAGCTTTCTGTTTATTGGGAGGGCTTAAAAAAGAAACGGGAAAAGGTATCCTTCCAAATATTGAAGAATGGCGGTATCCCTAAAAGAATAACAATAGACAGAGTTGATAAAATGGATATAGACCAACTTGTGTCAGAATTTAAGCTAATACTTGACAGAAATAGTGAGTTGCCTGCAAGTCTGAGATACTTTATTTCGGATGTATGCGGAAAGGTGTTTATCAGTTGGTTTACAAAAGTGATCGAAGATGAAGCAAAAGAAAATAACGATACCAGGGAAGGTAACTAAGGACGGTAAGTTATCCATCTACATGGGCGAGCTTAACGAGTTTATGAAGAACAACGCAGGAAAAAATATTATTGCGGAGTTTACGGTATTAGAACCGTCTGATTCTTCATCCTTGCGTGGATACTACTTTAAATACGTTGTTCCCCAATTTCAGAAAGGGATGTGCGAAAATGGGTACAGGTGGAGCGAAGAACAAACGGAATCTTATATGCGTAGTATTTGCCCTATTACGATGGGTGAAGTTGTAGATGTTGAAACTGGTGAGTATAGAAAGGACTCAGTTAAAGTTACAGATTTAAGCAATAGCGAATTTATCGAATACATAGACTTTTTGAAGCAATTTGCGGCAGAAGAATTTAGCATTTATATTGAAGAACCAAATAGATTTGTAAGATGAAAGAAAATGAAGAAATGACTTTAGAGGAAAAGTTCAATTTGATGTGCGAAGCATTGAGCATATCTCCGAAGAAAATTATAGATAGGGATATTACCCGTTATGTATCCCTTCGTAGAAATTGCATTATCCATCAGCTTTACGCCTATAAAAATCACGGTCTACCCGAATTGATAGGGCGAACGAAGGTTTTAATTATGAAAGCGCATGAACGTTTTCAAGGCGAATTAGATGTGAAAGATATGACAGCTGTAGAGTTTGTCCGGCTTATAGACGAACGACTGCAAAAGTATATTGATGGCAAAGAAGATTAAAAGTTCTGTTCTTGTTCATTGCACGGAGTGTAGATTCAGTTCAGATCATCACAATTTAATTTGCTATTGCAAAAAGAGAGATAAAAAGTTATGCAGTTGCCCGAATATTGGCAGGGTGTGCGAGTTTTACATTAAAAAATAAAGTATCATGTTAAAAGACAATTTTGAATTAAAGAGAGTTAAATTTTTGAATAACGGTTTAGAGGTTGATTACAATGATTGCCGTTTAGTTGATGGAGAAGAAACAAAGACGTTTCACAAGGTTAAATGCCCCGAATACCCGCATAGAGATTTAGTAATTGCAGCAAGTCAGCTTCGTTCATACATTGTTGATTTGATGGGAATAATGAATTTTAGGAACATCACCTATTTGTCTGATTTGGCAAAACAAGACAAAGAGTTAAGTAGACAATTCGATGAATATTTTGAAACGCTTGCCACCCGTATAGCGATTAGTGAGATAGTCTATGACCCCGAAAAGAACACAATCGTTTTCAAATACATTTTCGCAGGCGTAGATTTATCCCGGTTGAAAATGCAAACGAGCAAAATTATGTTGGACGGTGAGGGGTTGAAATTTGAAATAGCTCTACAAGAAGATTTTGAAGCACTTAAAGATGAAATTTTCAAATACCTTTTCGAAAACAAGCGTGCACAATTGGATCTATTCGGTGAGACAGCAACAGCAGAGCCGGATGATAGTTTGACACCCGATGATGATTTGGAGGGTGATAATACGTTTTTTGATGATGAAGAAGTTGAGCAGCCAGAGTTGATCGAAGAAGATGTACACGATTGATACGTTTGAGGAAATAGATTATTGTTTAAGCAGGGGGTATAACCCCTTTCTATTCAATAATAATTTCGATATTGAACCTAAAACAAGGTATGAATATTTAAAACGGATGTTCGGGGATGGTCACGGACAGAGGGAAAATGAACGTTTCTTCCGGTATATGTGGGATATTAAGCCTCACTATTGTGAAGAGTGTTTAAAGCCGCTAACAGGGTACTCAGCCGTTTATATTTCACATATTATTACGAGAGGATCGAACCCAATGATTGCGCATGATCCTCGTAATATAAACATACTTTGTTTCAACTGCCACAATCGTTGGGAACACGCTAATACCCGCAAGGGGATGCGGATATATCAAAGTAATTTAGAAAAAATAAAAGTCCTCAAAAGGGATAGTTTAAAACTACAAAAGAAATGAAATTAGTAAAATTTGAACTTGTTTCGGGAAATGAAATTATGATTAACCCTAAATCTGTGGAATCAATAGTTAAATATACAGATGATTCGGTGTATATTAACACAGTAGGTGCAGATATGCCGTATATAGTTAAAGGTTCAATTGAAGATGTCAATAAAGCACTAAGCGAAAGTAGCAAGATTGATTCAATAGCCGGACTTATGGTTATCGTCTTTATTGGAATTTACATATTATCAACATTAGCAAATTTATTATCGTAATGAACTTAAACAAAATCGAATTGATCGGGCGTGTTTGTGCTGATCCGCAAGTTAAAACCTTCGATAACGGAGGAAAAGTGTGTAACCTTTCTATTGCAACAAACGAAAGGGCATATAAAACGAGTAACGGAATCGAAGTTCAGGAAAAAACAGACTTTCATAATGTAACATTCAAAGGTAAATTGGCTGAGATTTGCGGGCAGTATGTCACCAAAGGAATGGAGTTATACGTAGAGGGTAGTTTACACTATCGTAGATATACCGACTCTAATAACGTTGAAAGAACTATTTCTGAGATCGTTGTAAGGTCTATGCAGATGGGAAGAAAAGCGGGTGAGGGAAACCAGCCGCCAGCCGGAGGTTATAGCGGTCAACAGCAACCGACTCAGCAGATGTTTACGCAAAATGATGATTTGCCGTTTTAAGGTGATTTCTAAATTGGGGATGTATATTGCATCCCCTTTTTTGTGTTAAATACGTGTTAAAACTTAAAGTTTCGCTTGCAATATTAAATCTTAGTCCTTATATTTGCAGTGTCAAAAGGAAACAAATTACTAACATTTAAAAATAAATATTATGGCAACAATGACATCAAAACAATTTTGTGAGAGAATGTATGGAATGTATAACTTACTTGGCGGTGGTGATTTCGGATGTGCCCACTGTTCAGACAATAGGTTTTCTTGCGGATATAGAAAGGAGAATACAGTTTTAACCAATGAACTTATGAAGGCGTGCGATAATCACAAAGTTCCTTATAAGATCGAGGCAAACGAATATTGTATCAATTTCGTAGTAGAATTTAAATAACAATAGCGGTAGAAATACCGCTTTAAACTTACAGTTATGGAAAGAAGAAGATTATCCGGTCAGTACAAAATAGCAATGTACAAAAACATAGGGAATGATACGTTTAAGGGAGTGGTAAGAACGGTAACAGGTTTCATGTATCAGTGTGGCGCATATCAGTATTTTACTTATTGGGAGAATGATAATAAAATATCGGTTACAGAATCAAGTACAGGTTTTCGTGCAATGTCTTTGGATGTTGAAAAGGGAGAAACTCCTAAAACTACGCATGATAGGATAGTTGATAAGTTGAAAGGTTTTGATCCGTCTTTGGCAAACTGGAATAGTGCTAAAGAGATGATGAAGAAATATAATATTTCCTATCCTCTTAATGAATGGATAGTAGGGCTAAAAGACATAAACCATGAATGAAGAAGTAGAGAAAGCAAGATCGGTGAGTAACGAAGTTATTTCGGAAACTATCAGAAAATCGACTGAGAATATAAAGGCAATGGAGGACGATTTCAGATTAGTAAGAAAGAAGTTGCGGAAAATTGGCGATCGAATAAAATTTGAGAGAAAGAAACTTGATATATACAACGAAGAAATACAAAGGAGGGTTAAGTATGGAATTTGGTAACTTACTGTTAGATAGATTGAGATTCAACCGTGAAATGTTGGACGCTAAACTTTCGGAAATATCCACTAAGGAGAAAGAGATAAGAGTTCTAAAGAAAGAGGTTTTCGGTATAATGGAACACATATCAAAATTGGAAAGTGTGTTAAATATTGGAAAACATTATTATTGCGGTATTTGCATTTATCATAATGACAAATGCAATAAGTGTGTCGAGACGGGAGAACACAAAGAGTATCATTGTGAAGCGTGTGAAAAATTTAGAGATTTACCATTTTAATAACTAATTATAAATTAAATATTATGATTGATTTTAATCAAAAAATCATTTCCTTAACTAAGGAGTGTACAGAGCAACATGAAAGAATGAAGGCAAAAGGTTTTTATGACTCAGAGGTTTTTGAGTATAAAAAATTGGCGTTGATAGTGTCTGAATTCTGCGAAGCTATGGAGGCGGAAAGAAAAGGCAGAGTTATAGAAAACGATGTGTATGACTTTGTTCTGAATATGCAATCAAATGAAGGTTTTGAGCAGTGTTTTAAGGAAAGGGTAAAGGATACAGTTAGCGATGAACTCGCAGACGTGTTTATCCGGTGTATGGACGCAATAGGACATTCTATTGATAAAATTGCGTGTCCTTACGAAATTTTCGTTTTTCAATGTATGGTTAGCAATCATTTCAATAGGTTATTGTATTTTGAAAAATCTATTTCATCAATTGTTTATTATGCCATTCAATTTGTACCGAAATCTGTATTTGGCAAATCGTGCATTGCCGAGTATACTAACATGATGGCAATAGCCATTGCAGCCGCAAAGCTTTATAACATAGACCTATCTAAAGCAATAGAGGCAAAGATAAGATATAACGAGTTGAGAGGTCAAAAACATGGGAAACAATATTAATTCATTATGGAAGAAAAAATTATTGATTTAGCAAGAAGAAGCGTTTATTATGGTGATCCGGAAGGTTACCAAGTTGGGGGATGCCATTACAAGGCATCCGGCATGCAACTTTCTGAGTTTTTAGAAAGTAATAAAGTTGGTTTCTTGGAGGGGAACGCAATGAAATATGTGTTTAGGCACGATAAGAAGAACAAAGAAGAAGATTTGCTAAAGGCTATTCAGTATATCAAATTTATTCTAAAATACAGATATGGTAAATTCTTAGTAGGTGATATTCTGTTGAGTGAAGAAGAATATAGAAAACTGGATGAGCTTATCGAGAAACAAAATACGATTGAACTTGATACAACTTTTATCAGAAATGCGTTAAAAACCGCATCAATCAGCGCAAACAAAATATCGGGAAAAAAAGCAAACTTGTATGTTGCAAAGCTAAGAGAGGTTAAAGCCGAATATATCGAAGGTTTTGTTTTGTCGGATACAAAAAAACGAAAGCTTTTCGATATAGGACTACGGTATAGTGCAACTGGTGGTATCTATATTCGTTTTGATTCTAAAAACGGAGAAACAATATGTGTTAAGCCGGGTTATTATGTTGTTCTAAATGAAGATGGGAGATATGAATCATACTCAAAAGAAAAGTTTGAGTCTACTTTTCAACCCAAATACTAACAAAAATAAATAATGATAGGTCACGTTGTAAATATAGCAGCGTGACTTTATTTTTATATCATCTATAATAGTGTTATTTTTGCGCATATTGAAAGATTATATAATTTGTAGTACAATATACAGAATAGAAATTATAACTTAAAAATGCGTCTTAAAATGGATAAAAAAATAGGTTCAATGAAAAGAGGGCAGGGGAGGCACAGCCGGACGGACGAACAGACTGAAAGAGACCGTTCCTTTGCATCTGATTTGTTTTTGAAAGGTTATTCTTATAGAAGAATAGCGGAAGCGATTAACGAGCGAAATAAGTCGGATGAAGTGCCGTATACAGTGACTTATCAAACAGTGTATAATGATATTCAATTTTGCTTAACTCAGTGGAAAAGAGAGCAGTTCGATAATATAGATCAGTATATTACGCAGGAACTTAAGTCTTTGGATAATGTAGCTCGTGAAGCGTGGGAAGAGTGGGAAAAGTCTAAGCGTCCCAAATGTAAGACAAAGTATATTTTAGGGAAGGCTAAGGAGGTGCAAAAGGAAACAACAACGGGTGATCCTTCTTTTTTGAATGTAGTTCTCAACGTGCAGCAAAGAAAAGCAAGGTTGTTGGGGTATGACTCACCGTTATGTATAAACTTGGTGGGAGATAAAGAAAAGGAAAAACCCAAATACGATTTTTCGGATGTCCCGGAGGACGTTTTAGAACAATTGGCAGATTCTTTGCAAAATACGGAGGGTAAAAAGTGAAAAAAGTAAATGAAATACCACCGGTTGAGATTGTGAAGTATGTTGCGAGGAAGAAGTTTAAGAACTATGCCAAATTCATAGATGATAAAATAGTTCTGAGTCAGTTTCACAAAACTTACTACGAGATTCTCGATAGGTTTGCACACGGTAAGATCAAAAAATTGATTGTTACCGTTCCGCCTCAAACTGGAAAATCAGAGGGTAGTAGTAGAAAGCTACCTTCTTTCCTTTTGGGGCTTAACCCGTCTTTAAAGATATTGATCGGTTCTTATGCCGCATCACTCGCAGAGGGGTTTAATAAGGATGTACAAAGAATCATGGATACACCGGAGTATAAAAGCCTATTCCCCGACACCCGAATAATGGGAGAGGAAAAAAAATCGAGGTATCAAGCGTTTGCGAGAAACTCAAAAATGACTGAAACAATCGGAAAGGGTGGGTATATTATATCCGTTGGACGTAATGGTAGTTTGACGGGTAAATCTGTTGATATAGCCATTTTGGACGACTTATACAAGGATCATATGGAGGCAAATTCTCCGATTATCCGGGAAGCTGCATGGAAATGGTATACCACTGTTGTAACCACCCGTCTACACAATAACAGTCAACAACTTATTGTGTTTACGAGATGGCACAAAGACGATTTAATAGGGAGGATCGAAGATAAAGAGAATGTTATCAATGTTGAAAAGTGGGCAGATTTGGATAATATACCGGAAGGTGCTTGGGTTAAAATAAACTTTCCTGCCTTAAAAGTGGGAGAACCAACAGAGATTGACCCACGTTTGCCGGGTGAAGCACTTTGGGAAGAAAAACATAGTGCTAAAAAATTGAACGCACAAAGGGAACTTGATAGAAATGAATTTGAATGTTTGAACCAAGGAAACCCGGGTAGTGCTGAGGGAACTTTATACGGTAACTTTAAAACGTACACCGATAAAAACGATTTTGGTGTGTTGGTCGGAAGGGGTAACTATACGGACTGTGCTGATACTGGTAGCGACTACCTTTGTTCTGTTTGCTATGATAAGTATCAATCAAAAGAAGCGGTTTGGAATGAAAAGGAAAGGAGGTATAAGCATCTTATTTTCTGCCTTGTAACGGATATTGTTTATACTACCGCACCAATCGAAGAAACGCAGGTTAGTGTTCCTAATATGTTGAATATGAATAGTACAGATTACGCATACATAGAGAGTAATAACGGGGGTCGATCCTTCGCTGTTAACATCAGTCCAAGAACTAAGGCTGAAATAAATTGGTTCTGCCAAAGGTTAAATAAAGAGGCTCGTATATTGTCGAACGCTGCAAACGTTATTCAGTCTATTGTTATGCCGTATGGGTGGGAGTCACGTTTCCCGAAATTCCACGAACATATAACAAATTACCTTCGTGAATTTTCAGCTAACAAGCACGATGATGCGGCAGATGTTTTAACTGGTATAGTCGAGAAAGAAGTTATTCCAACTATATATCAAAAAAGAAGAGGAATAAGGGTTATAAACTGATGAAGTAGGAAAATGTATCAGACTTTCAAGTTTATACGGTATATTTGCAAAGTAAAATCAATTGTTTAACTAAATTTTTATAATTATGTTGTATTGTGATTGTCCTTTAGACACAGCACTTCCGGATATTCCCGCATTTAGCTGTCCCGACAATTTCGGGCAAGTTCAAAAACTTGCTTTTCAGAGACTCGAAAAAACGGCAGGAACTGCAAATACTATGACTGCCGAAAGTATCGTAAAGTTGGCTACATGGACTCCTTTACTGTCAGCAAAAGACGGTACTAAAGTAGTAGTTACGCCTTATATTTACGAGCCGACAGTAGAGGCTGGAGCTGCCCTTACTTATGGAGGTGGAAACGCAACTCCAGGAGGTATTGTAGAAATTTTGGGGTCTGAGTCAACTCCGTTTACAGCTTCATTCAAGAAGTTGCCGCAAACCATTGTTAAGGCGATGAAAGCGTTGATGTGTGAAGCGGGGCAGATCGGTGTGTTCCTTATCAATGGAAACGGTCAAATCGCTTGTGATAAGACGGATAAGAATTTGCACGGTTTCCCGGTTTGGTCGCTATTTATCGGTGATAAGACTATCGGAGGTTTAGAAGCGCCGGATAGCAATGCTATTACGTGGAACTTCATGCCTAATTGGTCGGACAACTTCACTATCGTGAAACCTGAGTTTAACCCTCTGACTCAGTTAGTGCCTTCTACTAGTATAGACAGATGATAGCTAAAAAAACGTATATTTCCCTCAGTTGTGAAGAACTGGGGGAAACTCGTTTATTCGATATTGAACACGCTGAGAGGCTTTTGGGAATGGTTAACAATGGAGGGTGGCATATACCGGAGGACTCAGAATTTAAATTAAACGAAAATGGGAAAATCATTAGACGAAATAAGGGAGATATACAGACATCCGGAGGGGATCAGTCAAATAGCGAAAGCAAAGGAACACGAAGAAAGAATAGCGTTTCACACACGGGTGAGAACGAGTGATGATCGTAATAAGCCAGTAATTGACTTTCTTTCTAAGGTTAAGACGTGGATAGCGAAAGATAAATATGATATTTTCCTATCTATGTTCCATTTCCCGGTTAAAACAAATGGTGTTACTTCTGAGATATTCGACAAACTGAGCCGTGTTTTCGATGGTAGGAATCCGGTTTATAACTATCAGTTTAAATCATCTGAGGATCGTGATGACTGGGAGTATTACCGAAAGGATGTTTTAAAAGAACCTTCGGTTTGGAGTACGGATGGTTGGGATAATTTCAAGCATAGAATTAACTCTGTTTTGGTCGTTGATATGCCGGAGGTACAGGTAGGAGAAAAACCAGAGCCGTATTTTTTTTGGTTGCCTATTGCAAACGTCCTTTCTTATCGCACATGTGGGAAAGACTGTAATTTGATGGCTTATATCATGTACGTAACGGACGAAAACAAGATCGTATATATTGATGAAGAACGTTATGTAAGATTTGATAAAACGAGGGAGAACGACTTGATTTTAGAGGTTGATAATATGCACGATTTGGGTTATTGTCCGGCTCGTTTCTTTTGGTCTGACTCTATTTCATTGAGTGAACCCGACATTAAAATAAGCCCTATAACGAGCGAACTCGACTCTTTCGACTGGTATCTTTATTATTCCACTGCAAAGAAGCATTTAGATTTATACGCATCTTATCCGATTTATTCCGGTTATGAACGTGATTGTCACTACGAGTCACACGATGGCAAAGAACGGTGTGATGATGGTTTTTTAAAGAACGAAAAAAACGAGTGGATCACAGGTGTAGACGGAAAACCGATGGCGTGCCCGATTTGTTCAAGCAAGCGGTTGCGGGGTGCAGGCTCTTATGTTGAGATACCCATCCCGGACGAAATGCACAACGTACCCGATTTGAAAAACCCGATCACTATGCTATCTGCTGATACCGGATCACTCGAATATAACGTAAACGAGGAAAAGAGGCTGAGAGATGAACTTGTAAGATCGGTAACGGGTGGAGAAGGGGAATTAAATAGGTCTGAGGCTATTAACGAAAAGCAAGTTAAAGCGGGCTTTGAGTCCTTGACTACTAAACTAAACAGAATCAAACGAGGCTTCGAGGAAGCGCAAACATTCGTAGACTCTACTATCTGTTTACTCCGTTATGGTGATAGTTTTGTTTCTTGCAATATTAACTACGGTACTGAGTTCTATATATATACACCGGAAGAGCTTTCAGAGCGTTATAAGATAATGAAGGAAACCGGAGCATCCGAGGCGGAACTTGATGCTCTGAGGCAACAGATAATCGAAACGGAGTACCGGAACGATCCTACACAGATGCAAAGGTTATTAATACTTAACGAGATAGAGCCTTATTCACACTTAACGAGAGAAGAAGCAGTAAATCTGTATAAAGAAAACGTTATAAGTGAGGAAGATTTGCGAGTTAAATTAAACCTTCCTACATTTGTGCGTAGATTTGAAAGAGAGAATATGAACATTATTGAGTTCGGTTCTGCACTTGACTATAAAAAGAAAATTGAAATAATTATTAACACTTTAAAAAAGTACGCAAATGGTTTACAGAACGGATCAGTTAGACCAACTGAATGAAAGTAATTACGTTTGCCCGAAGGATGAAGTTAAATTGTATCACGTTATTCAAGAAGTGAAAGAATTTAATCCGAAAACAGGGCAAAGAATCAGCGTCCCGGTGTTGCAAAAATACAAGCGAAAGACTTTTGAACTTGATATTTTGCCGAGACTGCCAAGATTGGGTTATACATTGAGAATTGTTTTCGACCCGGTTAAATATGAATCTACAATTTCAGAGGCAAGACGAGCCGCAGAACTGGCAGCGAGAGCCGAGGCAAAAATGAAGGCAGACGAAGAACTGAGAGAGCAAATTAGACGTGAAGAAGCTGCAAAACTTCGTGCGGAGTTGAAGAAACAAAAAGAGAAAGGAGAAAAGTAATGTTAACAGTAGATTTGCTTAGACAGAATAAAGCGTTATCGGAACTATCGGATGAAGTTCTTAACGCTATTTCAGAACTTTCAAAAAACGATGAAGCGCAGACGGTTGCGGCAAAGGTGAGAGAAACCGAAAACAGTATTGCTACTCAAATGAAAGAGGCTTTTGGCATTGAAGGTGTAACCGATCTTGATTTGAAAACCGCAATTGAGTTTGGCAAAACAAAGATTTCTAAATCAGATACATCGGCTTTTGAAAAGCAGATTAACGATCTGAAAGAAGAGCTAAAAGCGGAGAGAGCTAAAAAGGGAGGTGACCGGGATACAGATAAAATCAATCAGCTTACAGCCGAGCTAAACGACACCAAGCAAAAATTTGCTGAGTTGAACAACCAACTTTCAGAGAAAGAAAAGGAGTTTAACGGTAAGTTGAACGATTACAAGATCACTTCTTACATTTCAAGCGCAATGCAGGGGATGAAGTTTAAAAAAGATATTTCAGAGCCAGTTTTAAACGTTGTGAAGCAACAGGCGGTTAACTTGCTTAAAACTCAATTTTCACCCACTTTGCAAGGTGACGAAGGTTCTGAAAGTCTTATTTTCATGAAAGACGGTGTACCTTACAACAACCCTGCAAATAGTCTGAAACCGTTTACCGCATCAGAACTTCTGTCTCAACAGTTTGAACAGTTCGGTGTTCTTGACAAAGGTAGACAGGCAGGCGGTGCGGGAAGTTCCGGAGGCGGACAGGGTAACGGTAGCTTGCTTGATTTAAGCGGTTGCAAAACCAAAGTAGAGGCAAACAAGGTTGCGCAGGAGTATTTAGCTAAGAAAGGTTATACAAGCGAGTCGGAAGAGTATCAAACGGAGCTTGATAAAATTTGGGTTGAAAACAAGATCGCAGATTTGCCAACAGAATAACTAAAGAGGGGGTTAACCCCTCACAATATAAACTTTAAAACAATAGATTTATGTCGTTAATTGCTACAAGAACACAGGAGTTTAGATTAAAAAACCCTAACATTGACAAAAATATGGCACGCATGACCGAGTGGGGTGCGTATGACTTCTTTTTGTCTCAAACAAATGCGATGGACTCAATGCTTTCCGATGAAACGAAACGCAGAGCGTTCGCATCTATGGGAAGCGATATTAAGATTCCCGTAATTGATTACGATAAAAATGTAACGGTGTCAAACGCTCGCACATGCGTTATCGCAGATGCGGAAAACACTTCACGTTTGATCGGTGTAACTTGGAAAACCTACGCTTTCGGCTTCACTATGATACCGAACATGTATTCAAACAACGAAATCGATTACCAACAGGACTGGAACAGAAAGCTACAAAAGCACATCCGTAAGTTCATGGATACCGTTGATAAGGACGCTATTGCGGCTTTGGAGGCAAACAAAACGAAAGTGTTCGGAAACTTGCTGTATTACACAAAAAATGGTAACGATGTACAGGTGAAATTCACTCAGCGCAACGACATCCTCAGCGACTTGCACCCGATGTTCCGTGCAAACGACTATTCCGGTCAACTTCATATCATTGGCGACACTAGTGTAGATTCAATGTTGCGTAAACTGGAACAGCACGGTTTGTACAATGACGTTAACAAACAGTTGGAGTATGCAAACAAAGTGTTCCATTTCACCAACAACATGACTTTAGAGTCGGAAAACTTCGCTCAGATGTATGCTGTTGAATCGGGTAACGTTGGTTTGTTGACCCGTGTAGACCGTGCAGCCTACAACAACACTAAATCGGGCACGCATGAATTTGGAAAGGTTGTTCTTCCTTATTTCGGTAAAGAGGTTGGAACACACTACTACGAAGAAGTGGGCGATCAGTCAGCTATCGCAGGCGAAGCTACTGCCGATATGACTTGTGACGTTAAACATTTCTACGGTTTCTCAGTAGATATTGCTTTCGTAGTAGCTTTTAACTCCGATCCTGCAACAATCGCCAACCCGATTATGAAGGTCGAAGTAAACAAAGAAAATTCGCAGTTTGGCGGTACTCCAGTATTTATTACCAATGCTGAACAGATCGGTGGAGGTTCTCCGTCTGGCGAATTATCGGTTAACCTTGCTAAAATCGGAGGTAGTCCGGTTGATGAATCTGCATTGAAGGTAGATTTGGATAAAGTCAAAGGTACAGCGGTTTCGGCTACTGATGGCGTAGTTGATGTTAAAGTCAATGCGCAGGCTTCAAATCTTAATGTTGAGGTGAAGAACAAGGATAGCTCACCTGTATCAACAAAAACTGTTGGCGGAGCGTAACGAGAAAGCAAACTAAGTATTAACAAAGGGAGGGGGGCAAAATCCCTTCCCTTTTTTAATTTATAACCATGTACAGATTAAAGGATATACAAAAAGAACTTGCCACGCTCGTAGGATGGCGGCAGTCGTACGATAGAGACGCTAAGATAGACGAAAGTTTAACGGTGTCCGATAGTGGTGTTATGTTTCAAGACGTTCACCCGCTTGTGACGCTAAAAAACATTGAATCTATTATGCCGCTCGACTATCATTTGCGTTATCCGGAGTATCGGTATACCGACACTTATAACCCGGGTGACAAAGTTGTTCACGGAAAAGACGTGTTAACGTTGCGTCCGGAAGTGTGGGAAGCAACAACGGAGAATGTAGGTGTAGAGCCTTCCGATGGCGAGAACTGGAAACGGTACAACCCACTAAGCGATTATTTGCGTGAATTGAACGAAAGGGCGATCACCAATACCGTTACTCGCTTCATCAATGAAAAGTTGATTGCAGGGGAAACAAAGATGCTTTTAGAGCGTACAAACTTATTCGATGGTTCGGGGAAGATAAATAACGAGATTGACCCTACCGATAGCATTGTAGGATATGAAATATTGCCAGTCCGTTCTATGGGGGTAACAACCAAGATCGAAAAGATAGGTTTGCAGTTTAACAAGCCGGGAAAGGTAAAACTTTACCTTATGCACACCTCACAGGTAGACCCGATTAAGACGTTTGATTTGAATTATACTAAAAATGGTTCTTACCAATGGTTCGATGTCGGAAGTGATGTGTTGCTGCCTTATATGTCTGAGGAAACTTCACCCGGTGGCTTGTGGTACTTGTGTTACGATCAAAAAGAATTGCCGTTGGGGATGTATGCTATAAACGTCTCTAAGGACTTTTCACGTGATCCGTGCGGTACTTGTAATATCGGAAGCGTGCAGGCGTGGAGAGAGCTAACAAAGTATATCAGAGTTTCACCGTATAGAGTTGACTCTACGCAGTCGGAAGATGGCGTAAAGATGTGGAATATAGAAATGAACATGTATACGTCTGCAATCTGCTACGGTTTAAATGTTCAATTGTCGGTAGGATGTGATATAACTGACTTTATCATTCAGTCTAAGTATGCCTTCACGCATGCCGTTTCTCTGCAAATGGCTTCTTATGTGCTGCGAGAGCTTGCATTAAATCCGAACGTCCGGCAAAATGCCAACCAATTGAATATCGACCGTGAAACACTATTGTACGAAGTTGACGGAAATTCACAGGGACGTGCGCAGGGTATCGGATACGAACTAAAGAAGGCTTTTGAGGCTCTTTCTATTGATACAAAGGGGATGGATAGAATATGCCTTTCATGCCGGAACAACGGGATAAGATTTAAAGCAACATGATAAGCGGTCTAATAGATAAGTTTAAAAAGGTAGGTGAGGAACTCGACACCGGAGAGATAGCAAAAAAGATTGTGCGTGACAATGATAATATACTTATTGATATGAACGCACAAGATCAGCTATACGCCAAGGGTGTTAACCGTTTGGGTGTTCGTATAGACGAATACCAACCCTACCGACCCTTAACTATACAAGTCAAAATAGAAAAGAGGCAACCGTACGACCGGGTGACACTAAAAGACACAGGAGAGTTTTACGACTCTTTTTATGTTGAGACAGCAGAAGATCGGTTTTACATAAAAGCCTCAGATGAAAAAACTAATTGGCTTATCAAAAAATACGGTGCTGAGATTTTCGGGTTAACAAATGATTCACTTGCTGAGTTTATTAACGATTATGTGAAAGACGAAGCATATAACAGAGTAAAGGAGATATTAAATGAACGATAGAGCTATAATTAGACCAAATGCGGTACTTTTCGATAAAACGATAGCCGATGTACAGGCAAGCCTAACAAAATCGCTTAAATGGCTTAATTTCGCTTTCGGGAACGTGGTTAAATTGGTAGAGAGAAATGAGAGGGGGAAATTTGTTACCCCATCAGTGTATTTTAAGGGAAATGATTATTTGCGCTTAGAGCCGGACGATAAGCGGGGCAACGTTTGTTTTTTCTATATGCACGACTCACAAGATTATGAAGGGGGAGACTCTTTGTCTGGCTTTGGCGATCTGAGGGGGACGGTTAGCATTATCTTTTGGTTCGATACCCGTAAAATACCTGGTGCGGAATACTACAACGTGGAGTTTGTAAAGTCGGAGATACTAAGAGCCTTAACGCACGAACTTTACCTGCCATCCGGAGATATACAGGTGAGGAAGATATTTCACGATGCCAACAACGTATACAAGGAGTTTTCCATCCAAAAGACTGATAATCAATACTATGTTTATCCCTATGCGTGTTTGCGGTTTGAGTGTGATATTCATTGCGAAGAGGGTTGTTATTAAAGGGGGAGTT